CAATTTACACCACAAATAAATCCAGCATTTGAAACAAAATCTACTTATTTTAATTTATCATCTAATTATAATTCACAAGAAGTAGCACTACAACCAATATTTGAAGTTATAGATGAATCAACAATTGCTAATATCAATTATAATATTCAACCAGCATTTGAAAGTTCAAATGGAACAAAAACATTCTATGTTATGGATGATTTAAATACTGATACAATAAATGTATATCAAGATAATTCAAATGTAGTAGTAACTACACTTACAGCACCAGCATCCTCTCAAATAGCACCTTATGAATTTACAGGAATCAGTGCTATATGTGCAGACCAAGCAGGTAATTTTTATATAGGGTATGGTGTAAATAATACAAGTACAGGTTTAACTACATTATATATTCAAGAATATACAAGAACAACTGCAACAAGTTGGACAATTGGAATAAATTATTACCCTACAGATGTTAATATTAGTCAATTTGGTGTCAGATGGTCTACGATATGTGTATATAATAATGTAATATATGGATACGCACAAGTAGGTCAAGCGTTTGACTATTATGATACTTGGGTTTTAGGAACACCTGCAAATGTAGGTACTGGAGATTCTAATAGTTTTAATTGGTTATCAATAGCAGATGATACTTTTATTTATAGATACGATAATACAGGAAACTTAACAGCATCAAATGGTCTTATTATAAATTATACATATACACAATACGCAGTTAATAGATTTTTAGGATTTGATGTAGATGGATATATGTTATTTTATGGTTATACAACAACCAATCCAACAAATACTTATTATGCAATTGACGCAAAATCAGGTTCAGGAGCAATAAAATATACATTTTCACCAACAAATGATTCATATGGTTTACTTTATAATGATACATTTACTAGTCCAGTTGATTCTGGTCCAGCTAATATATTTACATATCAGGCTTTCTTAAATCAAATAAACTCGGCATTTCAAACTTCTTTCAATAATTTAAAAGCACAAATGGGTTCAACATTTATACCGACAGAACCACCATCAATAATATATAACGCAGAAACAAGATTATTTAATTTAATAGTAGAAGGTCAATATTTAACATTAAATTCAGATGGTTCAAATCAATATAAAATCTTATTTAATCTACCATTATGGAATAATTTTTATTTTCCATCAAATGCGTTTTCACCAAATTATCAAGAGATTATATTACAAAATTATGGTATAAATGCTATTGCGGGAACTGGTTCAAATACTACACCACAATTTATATATATTCAGCAAGAAGATTCGACAATATATTCCTTTTACGATTTAGTTCGTATTATAGTAGGTACATCAAGAATTCCTGTATCAGGGGATGGTGAAGGTAGAACATTTTCTAACACTGGTTCAGTATCTAATAGTTCTATTAATATGATTACTGATATTGTTCCAGATACTACAACTTTAACACCAGGGTCTGTTTTAATTTATATTCCAGCAGGTATCCTTAGATGGTATAATATGTATGCTCAACAACCTTTTGATAAAATAGATTTAATTTTGTATTATGAAACAAAAGATGGTAATATTTTTCCTATAGACATTATAAATGGGGAATTTTTTAGTGTTAAACTGGAATTTAAAAAGGGTCCTGGAGATTTTTAATATAGAATTAAAATTTTAAAATCAACTATTTAATTTGATTTTAAAAATAATATAGATATATAATATATTATGGAATTAGAAAAAGTTCTTGTCATTGACCCAGTCACAAATGTTGAAGAAACTTACAAAACTAAAGAAGTTGTCTATAAAAGCAATGTAAATACATCATTATATAGATATCAAGCAGATTCTCAAAGTAAATCAAATGTCATTTTTAATAATATTACACCACCTTCTTTAAATACTATTATTAACAGATGTCTTAAAATTAAATATACTCTTTTCGTAACGGTTACTAATACGGCTAATCAAACTCCTTACGCTAATGGTATTTTGGCAAATGCAGTAAATGGAACAGGTGCTGTTTTTGATAATATACCTGTTGGTCAAAGTATTATACCTGCAGGAGATTTATTTTGTAATTTAACATTATCTGATAGTCCTCTCCAAAATAGTTCTACAGCAATTGAACTCAGAATAAACGGTTCTAGTACAAGTATTTCACCAAATGATTATATTCAATTATATTCACATATGGCATCTAAAGATGATTTAAATATGTTTTCAACAACTTATCCTCATCAAAAAGATAGTATGTGTTTATATACGTCAAATGATGGTGTTGCTAATCATCGTTCTCCTTTTGCACTTTTCAATACAAATCCGGATTTGCAATCAAGGGCTTCGACAAGTTGGACATTACAATCTTCAACCGTTGCTACAGGTGTTGACGTGTATCAAGTAGATGTTATTGAAGATTTATATTTATCACCTAGTGTTTGGGGAGAACTTGCTTACAAATGTGCTGGTTATTCGAATATAAATAACTTAACTTTGAATATCAGAATCCAAAACTTAAATAGAGCAGTATTTTGTCAAGCAAACGCTGACCACACATATAAAGCAAATATTACCGCAATTAATGTTGATTTTGTAAATCCAACAACCGGTCAAGTACCATCTGGTAGAAATGCTGAATTAGAATTAACATATATTACTCCCGACCCTGTTCTTTCTGCTAAAATGCCAAATGTTCTTGCTATGGATTATGATTATATTCAAAGTTTTACATCAAATACAACTCAAACATTTAATGGTGCAGGTGAAATTCAATTAGTGTTACAATCTGTACGTCTTCCATCAATTCCTAAACGAATTTATGTATATGCCAAACCATCTAAAGCGACTTTATTAAGTGCTGTCCAATATAATAACACTGTTCCAGATTTCTTTTTACCACTTAAAAATATACAAGTAACATTTAATAACAGAATAAATTTACTTGCAAATCAAATTCCACAAACTTTATACAATATATCTGTTTCTAATGGATTAAAAGACTCATATTATGAGTGGCAATACGGTGGTGGTTCTATTATGATTATCGATGTCGCAAAAGATTTAGGGCTCGAAGCAGACGAAACAGCCGGTCAGTCAAATAAGTACAGCACGTTACAAATTCAAGCAACATTTACAAATTCTAATCTTTTATGGCAAGGTGTAGCCGGTTCACCATTAAATAATGCAAGTGCTTACGATTATTATATTCTTGTAGAATCCCCTGGAAAAGCATTTGTAACTCCATCTGATTGTCAATTCGTTCTTACTGGTCCATCTTCTGCTGAAGTTCTTGCTCTTACATCTTCTATGGATAAAGTAGTAGACCATTCAGACCTCGATGGTAAACAAGTCGGTGGAGGTGCTTTTGGTATCGGTAAACTCTTTAAATCTGGTCTTCGTATGCTCAAGAATGTAAATCCTGATCAAGTAGCATCTGGTGTCAAAGCAGTTCAAAATGCTATGGGTGCTATGGGTATGGGTGTTACTGGTGGAGCAATGAAACATAAACGAGTTTATTAAATTATTTATTAATTAATAATAATTAAATTAAATTATTATTAAATTAAATTATTATTAAATTTTCAAATGACATTGTTGACAAATATGACAATGACACATCTGTTTATAAATTATTTATATATAATATTATAAAATAATAATTATAATAAATTTATAAAATATATATAAAATTTATACTGTCATTTCTGTCATTATTGTCATCTATTAAGATATAGATATACTTTTTAGAGATGACAATTTGATGACAATTATTTAAAAGATGACAAATAAAAAATTAATTATATAAAATATATTATTATATTATAATATATGAAATACACTGAATTTGTTAAAGCAAATTATAGCAAAGTCGCTGATTTACCAGCAAAACAAAGAATGGCTAAATTAGGTCAAATGTGGAAAGCATCCGGACATTCTTCAAGTAAAGGAGTTGCTGGTGGAGAAGTTGCTGGTGGAATGTTTATTAAACGTAAAGGAGGTAAACGTGGTAAAAAAGCAGTTGGTAAAGCAAAAGGTAAAGGTGTAGAACCTAAAGCTAAAAAAGGTAAGATGCGTAAAGTCAAAGGTAAAGGTATCATATCTGATACTCTTGGTACGATGGGGTTAGGTATGTCAGAAAGTAAAGGTATAAAAAAACAGGGTCGTAAACCTAAAGGTGGAAGTGTAGTTGGAGGTTCTGTAGTTGGAGGTTCTGATGAAAAAGGTTCAGGTCTATTTAGTGGATTATTAGATTCTATTGGTTTAGGTATGCCAGATAAAATTAAAAAAGTACATTATAATCGTATGATGGCATTAGAAAAGAAATTACACTCTCAAGGAAAACTAACACCTGCATTACATAATAAACTCAAAGTATATCATACATTACACGGTGCTGGATTTTTTGATAGTCTATGGAGTGGAATTAAAAAAGGAGCATCTGCAGTAGCATCAGTTATTCCACACGCTATTAATAATATCGATACAATTGCTAAAGTAATTCCACAAGTTGCTAAGTTTGTTCCAGCTGTTGGTAAATTAGCAGGTCCTATTGCTAAAATAGCCCCATTAGCAATGATGCTATAATTATTTCTTTATTAATTATATAGATAAATATGATTAATAAAATTTTTATGATTGGTTGTGGTAGTAGTGGTCAAGGATTATTAGAATTATGGCAATTATTACCAAATAATAAATTAAAAGAAATGGATATTACTATAATAGAGCCAAAAGAAATTTCAAACGAATTATTAAATAAATATAAAAAAATACAACATCTAACAGGTAGTATTACAAAAGAAAATATGAATAAAATATTTGATAAATTTGTAAATGAAAATACATTAGTTATAAATGTATCTGTTGATGTAGATAGTTTATTATTAATGAAAAATTGTAAATTAAAAAAAGCATTATATATTGATTCATCAATAGAAGATTATG